CAGAAGTATTATTAAAATTCATTTTTCCTTGTGATCCTAGAGCTTCATGCCAAATAAACCAATCATCAGCTTGACTTGTTTTTTTAACCCAAATTGTTTTAGGAACAGCTCCTAAACCATGTCCTAAAGTTCCTGCTGAACCTGTGCCTGTCCATTTAACTATTGAAAAACCTGCTGTCGTATTTACAGAAACAGTAGTTGCTATAGTGCCATCATTATTTGTTGAACCTGCTGAATTTCCTGCTTTCCAGTTCCATGATGCATAATTATTACCACTTGCATTTATTGCACCATCACTTCCTAAAGTAAAACCATCAGTTCCAAATGCAGTAAGAAAACCACTTGCATTAGTTTGAGCATTACCTAAATCTGCATAAATTTGATAATTAACACCTCTTACAGCATCATGTAATATATGATTATTTCCTGCTGACCTGTCCTTACACCATACAAGATCAGGTTGAAAACCTACACCTGTAATTGCATTTGTACTTGCATTACCAGTATAAAGTTTAGTGTTAAAATTTAAGCTTGGTTTTGTAATTGAACTATATGCCATAATTTTTATCCATAAGTGTTAATATTTTTTGTATTTAATGCGTAATATCCAGATGGTACATCATATTCAAATAAAGATCCATTACCATTTGAACCTGCAGAACTTATTGCCGTTGTTCCAAAAAAACCATTGCCAAAATTTACAGACCAACTTGGTGTTTGTGAACCAGAGTAATTTCCTGCTCCCATGTGATAAAAACCGGTAGCAGGAGATGTTGATATACTTATAGCACCTGTTCCAGTGCTACCTGAAGTCGGAACACCTGAATTTTGATATGTGCCGTTTTTATGAAAATATAATTTATGGTTATCCAAATCTAAAGCTATACCTATGATATCTCCATTATTATAAGTATCACCATAAGAAGAAAGATTATTATTGTTTGATTGTTGCCCACTTGCAGAAGAACCACCAGTATATCCATATCCTGTTGTTCCATGTCCAATACTATAGCTTGTTGCAGTAGCAAATTGACCAGTTACACCAACCATAGCCCAATTACTTGAAGATGTCATTTTAAATTCTGCATACCATTTACCACTATTAACTCCTATACTAGATAATCCTGGTGCATATTGACCTGCTGTTGTAGTCATACTTGAATTAGCATTTGTAAAACCTAAACCTGCATAATGCACACCATTTAAAGGATTAAATGTAGCATAACTATCTGATGGTGTATCAAGTGCTTGTTTTAAATTTCCAGCAACTGTCCAATTATTTGTATTAGTAGAACTATCTAAACCTAAATTACCAGAGTTTTCAAATTTAAAATGTGCACCATTTGTACCCCAAGTAACACCAGATGGTGGTTTAAATTTCCAAATACCTGATGTAGAATCTGTTTCACCAAATGATGTTGGTGCTAATTGTTGTCCATCTACAAATGCTACATGACTCATGTAACCATCAAAAAAATTTCCAATACCCACTTGACCTACGTAGTGTGGAGTTGATGCTTTATTTATCATAGTATCTTGGTTTTGAGATGGATGAGTTGTAGCTCTATCCCAAGTATATTGTGTTCCATTTATATATAATTTTATTCTATCGGCAGCTGTGCTTTGCGTTGTGTCAGTAGCTAACATTATATGATACCATGCTGATGTATCCCTAAATAATCTGTTAGTCGATAAACTAGCTTTTATAGCACCACCTTGTTGATCGTAATAAAATAAATAATTATCAGGATGGAAAGAAATTTGTGCATAATTATTTGCATCTGTATATGCTGCAAACACATCCATATAAACACCTGAACTAGATAATTTAGATCTTTTTATCCAAGCGCTCCAAGTCCATTTATCAGCGTTAGTTGGTGTTCCTAATGTTCTATTTAATGCACTATTTGCCATAATATTATCCTAGTTAAACTGTCCTGAGTTATTAGCACCAACAGATATTGTAATACTAAACGCTCTGTCGGCGGTCTGTCCTTCGGCATCAGTTGCTCTTAATGTAAAGCTGTACGCTTGATCACTTGTAGGTGAAGGCGCCGTACCACTTATTGTATAAGTTGCACTGCTTGCTGGAGTTCCAGACAATGTTAAATTCATAGTCGTTGCTGGCGTATTTGAGTTTGACGTCAACACCGACGTTACTTCAGTTATAGTTACATTACTATCAGATGATGCTTGAACATTCAATCCAGATATAGTTGATCCTGCACTAAATGATCCCAATGATCCGGCTGATGTAGACCAAGTTGGAGAAGTAGATACTGTTAAATCTGCGTTTGTAGATCTAACTGCACCACCATCATTGTTTTCAATTCTAATAAAATATGATGCAGCAGCTAAATTAAATACAGCTGCAATAGAAGTTGAACTTGTAAAAGATACAGTTACCGCTCTTGTAATTGCACCTGTAGATGAATTTATTGCCTCAACGACAGGTACAGATTGAAAATTAGTTCCTGCAATAGTTATAGAAGTATTTGTAGTTGGTGGAATTGTAAAACTTTGACCTGAGTTATAAGTTGGTCTAGCAATTGTAGATATAGTTACTGATCCACCAAGGGCCACTGCCTGACCGTTTATTGTGATCTGTCCTGAACCTTGTAATGCTGCGTTAGCAACAGAAGTATTTGGCAAAGCAATATTTGCACCACTAGGCACAGTTATAGTATCACCACTATCTCCTAGCTGTACACCAGTCCCTGATCTTGGACTTACCTTATTTACTTTTACTTCACTCATAATTATCTCGCCGTTGCCGGTATGTTATTTGTTCCTACGATTGGGTTTTCTGCAAATGCCATGTAAATGTATGTTCCACCTGAAGCATTAGAACCAGCACCAGTTGTTCTAACTTTAAAACCATTAGATACAAAATCCATTTCATGTACTGCTTGTTCTGCATCACCTGAATTAGCTTTTAAAATTCTATTATCTGCATTGTAACCAACTCTTTTGTTATCTTGCATTATCCAATTATTTGTTGTGTCAGTTCTTTTGTGCATAACCCAAGCTGGTCGAAATCCTGTATAAACAAATGTTCCGTTAGCATTTCCGTTTCCTGTATAAGTTCCAAATTTTGAGTAGCCTTTTTTCTCTGCAAACACATAAGCTATATGTTGTGAATTATTTTCATTCTGGTCAGCATAAGTTCCAACAGTAAAAACTGAATTACTCCAACTATCAACATTAGCAAATCTACTATCTGTATTTGTTCCATCAGAATTATTTAATATTAATTGAGTTCTATTAGCTAATAAAGTTGATTGAAACATCCAATCAGCATTAGCTGATAAATTTTTATAAAATACTATTTGTGGTTTTGCACCTAGACCATGACCAATAGTGGCTCCTGAACCTGTTCCTGTATATTTAGCAATACTAAATCCTGATGTTGTGCTTGCTGAAACTGTTGCTGATGTGCTTCCATCTGTATTAGCTGAACCTGCACCACCTGCTTTCCAATTCCAACCTACATAATTATTTCCTGATCCATTCCAATTAGCATAACTTGAACTTCCAGTTACTCCTGAAAAACCATCACTATCAAAAGCTGAAACATAACCACTTGAAGGTTGATTTAATTCACCAATATTTTGACTTGATGTTATGTATTTATTAACACCTCTAACACTGTCAAATATAGCATGATTATTACTTCCAGTTCTATCTTTTATCCAAATCCAATCTGGTTGAAAACCAACTCCAGTTAAACTTCTTGCAGAATTATTTCCTGTCCAAAGTAATGTATTAAAATATAAATTTGGTTTATTTATTTGTGCCATTAACTATACTCCTCTGCATTTAATGATTTAGTACATAATGCTCTGTAACCAGCTGGTGGATCATATTCAAAGATTCCTATTCCGTCATCAGGGTTTTGTGCTGATGATACAGCAGTTGTTCCAAAGTAGCCATTGCCAAAGTTATATTGCATAGTTGAATTGTCTTGATTTCCTTTTCCAAAAGCAGGAAGTAAATATTTACCTACCAAAGAAGATGAAGAAAAATTAACTGCTCCAGTTCTTGAAGAACCAGATGTTGGGTTACCACTATTTCTGTAAGTGCCATTTACTCCTAAATATAAAGCACTATTATCTAAATCTAATGCTATTTGAATTATTTCACTTGTTCCAATACTTCCACCCCATGAACCACTTACAGCATTACCTAATAGATAAAATTGAGATGTAGCTGTATCCCAACCTATACCAGTAGTTCTTGGATGATTTGACATAGAAGCATCATCTGGACAAACACCCCATCTGTCATTTGCACCTTGTTGTGTCCATTTTTGCTCCCAATAATATTTACCAGAACTAGCACCTAAAGTAGCACCAACACAAGCATCAGTAGCATTAATTGTAACTGTATTATTAGTATTTGCAAAAGTATTAGTTGCTGAAGGATTTATCATTAAAGGATTCATAGTACAAAAAACATTACTAGGTGTATCTTTATTTTGAATGATTGTACCATTAGTTGAAAAATTGTTTCCTTGACCTGAAGAATCTAATCCCATGTTTGCTGAGTTATCAAATCTTAAAAAGAAACCGTTAGTACCATAGTTAACTGAAGGTGCAGTTTTAGGTTTCCAGATTCCTGTTGTTGCATCTGTTTCTCCAAATACTGTTGGTGCATAACTTTGACCATCACAAAAATGAACATGAGCCATCATACCATCATAAAAATTAGCACCATAATTATCTGCTGCAACACCAAGAACATTTGCATAAGATGTTGAATTTTTTAAAGTATCATAATTTTGTGCAGGATAAGCTGCTGTTGAAAAAGAAGTTTCCTGTACTCCATTTACATATAATCTAATTCTATCACTTGAAGTAGATTGTGTTGTATCTACTCTATAAACAAGATGATACCAAGCATTTCGGTCTCTAAATTTTCTATTTGTAATTAAATTATAACTTTGTAAACTACCACCTACAACTTCATATAATCTTATTGCTTGATCATTTTGAAAAAAGAATGGTGTATAATTATTTCCACCATTTGTTCCTACATCAAAAATAGTTTCATTACTATCTTTTTGAACTTTACACCAAGCTGAAAATGTCCAAGTTTTTCTATTCCCATTTGATGATGGTGTTCTTGATAAATATGCACTAGCCATTAACAGAATCCTCCAGAGTTACCTATACCAGCAGTTGATGTAATTGACAATGCTTGATCGGTAGTTTGACCTTGAGCATCTGTCGCTCTAACAGTAAAACTATATACGGTCTGACTTGCAATAGTAGGCATTGTCCCTGATATTACTGCTCTATATGTATTACCACTTGGGTTAGTTGTTGATCCAATAGTTATGCCACCAGGTAATGCTCCTGATACAACAGTTGTACCTATAGTTACAGCACTATCTCCTGTAACATCTATATTTTGTGAATAAGCTGCGTTTGATTCTCCATTAGGCAAACTTGTAGTTTGAAAAACTGGGCCATCTGATACAACTAAATCTGTACCGCTTCTAGCTGCATTACCATCTGGATTTGTAACTAAAATTCTAACATTTTGTCCATTTGTTAAACCAGTTGTGCCTGTTGTGAAACTTATTGTTGTTGCACTTGTAAATGTAACTGATGTTGCAGATTGAAAAGAACCGTTTGCTCTTTGTAATTCTACTTTTGGTATTGATGCAAAATTTTGTCCTGTAATAGTTATTGTGCCACCTACATCTGCATCTATAACTGTTGGTGTAAAACTAGATATAACTGGTTGTGTTTCAGTTGGTATTGTAGCTGAACCACCTAAGTTTACAGCAACACCATTAATTGTGATTTGTTCATTTACTAAAGCAGAGTTTGGAATACTATCATTTTGAAATGTTAAACTGTCACCAGCTTCACCAATTTGAACGTTAGTTCCTGACTGTGGTATAATTTTATTAACTTCTAAAGTACTCATTATATAATTACCAAATTACCTGTTACTGTTACAGTTCCTGATACAGTTACTGGGCCTGCTAAAACTCCTGAATCCATTGTTTGAACATCAGAAATTGTAGAAGAGTGTGTTGTTACATAAGTTGTGGCTGTCATAGCTGCTGACGGAGCACGTTTTGCAGGATAAGTACAAAATACAGTTTTAGTTCCTGCTTGAAAGTCCACTTTGTTATCTGAGTTTGAAGAGGAGATAACGGTATCTCTTGAAAGTGTATCAGTAGCTGCATCAGTTACTGTTCCAATACCGACTTCAAAATCAGCAGTTCCATCGTGTGCTATCGCATAGAACGTAGTATTAGTCGTACCAATACCTGCAACAAAAGTTTCAAAACCAATTTCGGTTCCTGTTAAACTAAATGTTCCAGTACCAGTAGTCGTACTAGTCTGCTTTACTCTGTCATTTAATACAAAAGCCATTTATTTAAATCCTTAATATTACGCGTCGCCTAATCTAATAATAGCGCTTGATGCATCAGCAGTAGGAAACTGAATAATAAAATCTCCATTAGTTGCTGTTTTATTGCCACCAAAATCTAGAACTAGTACAAGCTCGTTTCCGCCCCCAGTTGTTTTATAAATAGCAGCTCCTGCAGCAGTTAACGTTACAGATGGGAAAGTTAAATCTTGAAAATCAACAAATGCAGTTGTTGTTCCTGCAACACCATTATTTGTTAATACGTTTCCACCCGCTGAGTAAGCTGTTCCTGACGAACTTACTTCACCGTTTGATGTTCCTGCTAAGTAAACCGTAGAGGCTATACTGTAAGAACTTATGCTAGTATATAAAGCAAGCTTGAACGAATTTCCTCCGTTACCTGATGTATCAAAATTAAATACTCCTTTTAATAAACCAGACTTGAAAGAATTTGGTACTATGTTTGCCATTTTTTATCTCCTTATTATTGCGATGGTGATTTTAAAGGAGTACGAATTACACCATCTTGCCATTCGTCTCGGCGTCTTCTACCTTGTTGTTCGATAGAGTACGTTGCTAAAGCTCTCTTATAAGATCCTTCGTAGTATTGTAACATATCTGCAGGACCTTTCAAGTACCCATACGCTTCTGCGAGAGTAGCATATAATAATAGATCTTGATATTTATTAGACAGATATGTGGTCGTCGCATTTGATACAGTTATAGATGAAGGCTGTTTAATATAAGCCAATGTTATTTCAAAAGCTGCATTTGGCGTAGGGGCAACAATCCAGAAATTAGCGTCCCAGTTAGCATAATATTTAGGAAGACCCTGAGCTGTGCTTGGTTTATTATAGAATTCTGCCATGTATGAAGTATCTTTTTTTTCCAAAAAAACCTGCACGTTTGGAGTGACAGTAGTGTCTTTTAACTGAACATACCTTATTATTCTAAGATCAGAAGGTATCGTTACAAATCTATTACCAGATGACAGAGTAGATGTAGCATAAAACCTATTATCATCAGAATCAGATTCTCTATAAATTCTATTTTCAGCATTTTTAGCAAATGTAGTTAATATGGCATCTGTTAATACTGTGTCATCAACCTCTGTATATTCTCTTACATCTGTTTTTAAATTTTGAAAAGTATATGCCATTATGCACTAGCTCCTTCTTTAATCGCTATGCACTCAGGACATTTTTTTCTAAATCTATTATGCTTTTCACAATGATCTTTTAAAACCAAAACTGGTATTTCTGGTTCTGGTACTTTAGTATAATATTCTATGTGTTCGTCGTCTGGACACTCACATTGTTTAATACCAATTATCTTACAAAATAAATCTTTAATCCATTTAATCATGCTGTTAATGTTACGGGTCCTGCTGTAACCGTATTGCCTCCTGTATCCTCTGTTATAGTTGCATTAGTTCCAAGACTGAAGGTATATTTATCAGTCGACGTGACCGTTATACTAAATCCTGATGAATTTTCATAGCTAGAAAAAGCTACACCACCTGGACTACCAACAACATTTCTAAATCTTACAGTGTCGTTTGTAGATCTTTCATGATTTGGTTCAGTAACAGTTATTGTTTGAGATCCTGATGTAGTTGAAAAAGGATTACTTCCAAGTAATCTTGCAACAGCAGGTTCTGTTCTTGGTGGTCTTACATTTCTTAGTGATATAGCATCACCATTCATTGGTTTAGGTTCTAATTGTGGTTGCTTTGGTTCAAACTCCGATACATGTACAAAAGATCCATTCCATTCTCTTACCATTTCTTTATATGGAAAAGTCATACCTGATCTATCTGATATTGCTTTTGCGTATTTACCTGTTGCGTACTTTGCCATTATGTTCCTGGGTAATAAGCTTTAGGTGTAATATATGTACTAGAAGCTGACCCATCCTCCTGTAATGCTCTTTGAAATTCATCTTCGTAAATTAATTTCATTTGTTGTGTTAGTTGTGGTGCATATTTCATTGATAGATAATATGTTAAACCTGAAGTCATACATGGAACAAATCTAAATGGTAGATCTGTTGCATTAGAATAATCTCCTATGTCTTCAATTCTTTTTATATAATATATGTGAACAAATTTACTTGCGTTTGTAGAATCAGCAGTAGGATATAAATGTAATACTGTTCTATCTATAAATCTTTCTACCCAATATTGATTGGGAGTTCCTTTTGAATTTTTATTTGAAAAACCTGCATATGTAGATCTATCTACTTTTGTCATCGGACTATCTGATTGATCAGTTGTGTTTATACCAGATCTTAATTGTGCTTCTAAAATATCACTTACACCAAAAACATTTTCAGCTGCGTTAGCATTTGTTTTTGTTGTAGCTTGATCACCAGCAGCTGTGGCTTCTGCTGAAGATCTATACAGTTTATATTCTGATTGTCCCTCTGCTAGATCAATATTAGTTTCATCTATTTCCCAATAGTGAATACCTCTGTTGCCCCATTCCTGGAACATAATATTTAAAGATCTTCTTGAAGACTTTAATTGATAACCGCTTACATTGTGTATTCCAAGACGTTCGAAAGCCTCTTCTACTATCTCATCGATAGTAAAATTTTTATCGAATACCGTTGTGCCGGAAGTTGTGTTAGCCACGTTTTACCTCCTAGCCAGTGTAGCCAAGTGTTACTGATCCTGTTCCAGATATTGTAGCATGAATTGTATTTTCAAATCTAATACCGTTTCCAGGAACATATATATCTAATCCTTCTGTTCCAAAGTGAGCTTGAAATAATAAAGCTCCGCTATTGTCTGAACTATTTCTTAATTCAAGTTGACCACTCGCATGACCTTTTGCTTGAATATAAGTTATTCTTGAAGGACCAATATTAGTTGAACCTCCTGCTATTGTTTTAACCTGACCTGTACTAGTGATTCTAGTAAATCTTTGATCTGATGACATATTATTCTCCTAAATTTAAGTGTGGGCCGAAGCCCACACCAAATTAATTATTACGCTTCTTTAGCAAATACACCTTGTGCATCAACAATCGTCCAGTGCGCTGTTGAGTTCAAGGATGCACATACTACAAAGTCACCAACTTTTTGTGTAGTTTTTGTATTAATAAGATCTTTATTATCTGTTAAAGATCCAGCATACAAAATACCATCAGCAGCATTTGGGCTGATAGTCATAGCGTTAGTTCCATCAGGACCTGTATTTACAAATGTAAATATTCTTCCGATTGAAATTGGCGGTAAAGTAAATACCATTCCATCAGTTTTTGATGTGAAAGTTTTACCAGAATCCGCATTTGCTACTGTGTAGTTAGCTGATTTGTTTTCTAGATTGAATCCAGTTAAACCTGCTTCGTTAAATTTACCTTGCAGAACCGGTCCTCTAAATAGTGTTTGTGCCATAATTATATCCTCCTAGTTTCCGATCATAGTCTCTAGGCCGTCGACTATACTCGTCTATGATCTAATTAATTGTATAGTGCAAAAGTTATATAATAGTTTTTAGTAGAGCGCAAGAGGGCCTGTAATGTGAATTGAATTTATTCAACGATGTAGCTTTTTATTAAGTAGCTACAGAAACTTCAGGTGCAGCGCTATCTATCTTATTTTCTAGATCAGCTTTTTTAGCTTCAACTAGTTTTATATGGCTAATTACGTCTCTGACTTTTCTGTCAATCTTAACCATATTGAGAGTATATCTACCCTCTTTAAGATGC